GCGTATAAGAAGCAAAATCAACTAAACGTCTTTGACGGAACGATCATCATATTTTCGGACGCTCACTGGTGGCCCAATCAGGCGCGCACTGTAGCTAATGAGGCGCTGCTTCTTCTCATTAAGGACTTGAAGCCAGCAGCCGTGGTTGCAAATGGCGACTTGTTCGATGGCGCTAGAGTATCGCGTCACGCTCCCTTGGGCTGGGCTGAACTTCCATCCGTCAAGGAAGAGATGGAGATTTGCCAAGATCGCCTCAGTGAGATCGAGATGCTGCTTCCCAAGGGTTGCGGTAAGTTCTGGAACGTTGGCAACCATGATGCGCGCTTTGATCGGGCGCTGGTTACTAACGCCGCAGAGTATGATGGCGTTGTAGAACGCCTTGAGAATAAGTTTGATCGTTGGGACTTTGCATGGTCGCTGATGGTCAACAACTCGACGATGATTAAGCACCGCTATCACAACGGCATTCACGCCGCGTATAACAACGCTTTGAAGGCTGGATGCTCTATTGTTACCGGGCATCTTCATCGCCTTGCTGTGACCCCTTGGGCGGACTATAATGGCCGCCGTTGGGGTGTCGATACGGGGACGCTTGCTAATCCTCATGGCCCACAGTTTGATTACGCTGAAAATAACCCTTCTCCTCACACATCAGGATTTGCAGTCCTGACTTACAAGGATGGAATGCTTCTTCCGCCTGAACTCGTGGAGGTTCTAAATGAGAAAGCGTATTTCCGGGGCCAATGTGTATACGACGGAGGAAATAGCGATGACGATCTCGGCAATTGAGTTTCTGGAACGTGCCGCTGACCTGATGCTTGAGCGCGGCAAGGAATACGATAGCCCAGATGGCGAGCGTAGCATGGCATCCACTGTTGCAGCGTTCAATGTCCTGACTGGGAACATCCTATCAGAGCAGGAGGGTTGGCTATTTATGCTCCTCCTGAAGATCGCTCGGCAGCACCAGTCGCCTAACTGGCATCAGGACAGTTCAGAGGATGCAATCGCTTACGCGGCTCTGATGGCAGAAGCATGGCAAAATGCAGACGATGATGATATAGAGATCATATTTACGTTCTCTCCTGATGATGATGAGTAACTATGACCCTTATTCCGCTGAATATCCCTCCCGGCGTTTATCGCAGCGGCACTGAGCTTCAGTCTGCTGGGCGTTGGTATGATGCCAACTTAGTCCGGTGGACTGAGGGTGCTATGGCCCCAGTAGGGGGATGGGATAAGCGGACGAATACCACGGTTAGCGGTAAGGCTCGTGGCTTCATCACATGGAAGACGAATAACGGCATCCGTTTTGCGGGGATCGGGACTTCATCAAAACTCTATGTTATGACGCAATCCAGTGGTATTGTTGACATTACTCCTGTTGGTTTTGTTGCGGGTTCTGGTGATGCTACTGCGGGCGCTGGTTACGGGATTGGGACTTATGGCACTAGCTATTATGGCACACCTCGCCCTGACACTGGTTCTGTAACCCCGGCAGTAACTTGGAGTTTTGATACTTGGGGTGAGTATCTCGTTGGGTGTTCAACATCTGACGGAAAGCTATATGAGTGGCAATTGGATGTAACCACTCCAACTCCAGCCGCTGCAATCACCAACGCGCCAACTAGCTGTCAGGGCTTGCTTGTTACGGCTGAGCGCTCATTGTTCGCTTTGGCCGCTGGCGGAAATGCTCGCAAAGTCCAATGGTCTGATCTCGAAGACAACACTGTATGGACACCTGCGTCTACAAATCTGGCTGGCTCTCAGCTTCTACAGACTGGTGGTAAAATCCTCTGCGGACGGCGCGTTCGCGGCCAAAACCTCATCTTGACGGACATTGACGCGCACATCAGCACCTACGTTGGGCAGCCTTTCGTCTATCAGTTTGAAATTGCGGGCCGCGCTTGTGGGATTGTTTCACCGAACGCCATTTCGGTTTTAGATAACGCCGCAGTATGGATGGGGCAAAAGGGTTTTCATATTTACGATGGATATGTAAAGCCGCTTCCTTGCGAAGTTTACGATTACGTTTTCAACAACATTAACACGACCCAACTTTCAAAAGTTTACGCAGTCAACAACGCGCAATATAACGAAGTTTGGTGGTTCTATCCTTCTGCTAGTTCCAACGAGAACGATAGTTACGTTGCATGGGATTATGTTGAGAACCACTGGACAGTTGGAAGTTTAGCTCGAACCTGCGGCGCTGACCGTAGCGTGTTCCGCAACCCGATTATGGTTGATCCTAGCGGTTATATTTATGACCACGAAGTTGGCCTGAATTACGATGGAGTTCTTCCGTTCGCAGAAAGCGGCCCAGTTCAAATCGGTAACGGTGATAACATTATGTATATCAACGAACTGATCCCTGACGAGAAAAATCAGGGTGGCGTTGTTGCTACATTTAAGACCCGCTATTATCCCAACGGCAGCGAAACATCTTACGGCCCATATAGCCTGACTAATCCAACTTCTGTCCGGCTTAACGGGCGGCAAATCAAGATGCGCGTCACGACAACAAGCCCGACGACTGACTGGCGTGTTGGTGTGCAGCGACTTAACGCTGTTCCGGGTGGTCGTCGATGAGGCTTAAAATCCCGACACCTGCTGTGGAATATAATTCACAGACAATGGCTCAGGTTAACCGCCTTATCGAGCAGGTGGTCAATAACTCATACCAAAAAGGCGATGACGTTGGCGTGTATCAGCCAGCCAAGCTGATTGCGTCCGATATGTCGTTTGTCACGACTGACACGCATACGCCAGCCGAAGGGACTCTTTCGTGGAATAGCACGGACAGCACCCTTGACCTTGGCATGGAATACGGCGTTGTTCAGCAGATCGGCCTTGATACCTATGCCCGTGTAGAAAATATGACTGGCTCAACGATGGCTAAGGGAACTGTCGTTGGTTTTGCGGGCGTTGGGACAAACAACGTTTTATCTGTTTCGAAATACCTTGCTGACGGCTCTACTCCGACACTCTACATTCTAGGCGTATTGGCTCACGAACTTCCCGATAGCGGTGAGGTTGGTTTCTGTCAGACTTGGGGCCATCTGAGGAACGTCAACACAAGCGGCTTCTCAGTTGGTGATATTCTCTACGCATCTCCAACAACGGCTGGCGGCCTGACGAACGTAAAGCCGACTGCTGCTGACAACGTTGTTCCGCTTGCAGCTGTGTTGAAGGTAGGAACAACGGACGGCGAGTTGTTCATTCGCCCGACGATTGAGCAGCAATACTATAACGGACAGTTCACCAAGAACGCATCGATCACTCCAGCGGCGGCTAATACGGCCTATGCGCTGGCATGGGATACGACAGTCATCACTGAGGGCATTTCCCTTACAGGAAGCCCAACAACGCGCCTGACAGTGGCTCACAGCGGCCTTTATAACTTCGCTGCTCGTATCCAGTTCTCATCCGCTAACTCCAACATCAAATCTGGTTGGATGTGGCTGAAGAAAAACGGCACAACAAATATCGGCTCCAGCACGGCCATTGGCTCCCTAAAGGATAGCGGCGGTTATCTGGTCTTGCAGATCAATGACTTCGTGTCCCTTGCTGCCAACGATTACGTTGAACTTATGTGGGCGGTGGACGATACAGGGTTGCAGCCAACAAATGTAGCATCAACGGCATTTGCTCCATCTGCACCATCTGCCCACGTTGCTGTGACGCAGGTGCAACAGTGAAGAATATCGTTGAAGATTTTATCCGCTGCAAAAAGTATATCGACGCAGCGCTTGAATACACAAAGGGGACGCACTCCATTTCTGATATTTGGAATGGGATCGTCAACGGAAGTTTTCAGTTCTGGCCGGGTGAGAGATCGGCGGTTGTAACTGAAATACAAATCTTCCCACAGCGTAAGATTATGCACATTTTCTTGGCTGGTGGAGATTTGGACGAACTTCTCGAAATGGAGAAGTCGGTAAGAGCCTACGCAGAAACTATTGGCTGTAATTCAATGTCAATATCTGGTAGACGGGGTTGGGTAAGGATTTTCGAGAGCCAAGGGTGGAAAGAGGTTAGCACCACTGTGGCTAAGGAGCTTTAAGTATGTCCAAGGGCGGTCAGACTGCGACACAATCGACCACGCAGCAGCTTAATCCATTTGTTCAGGATTTGATGACACGCGGTTTCAACGCCGCACAGAACGTGGCTGCGATCCCGTATCAGGCATATCAGGGGCCTCGTATTGCAGGTTTCCGCCCGCAGGAGCAGCAAGCCTTCCAGATGGCTGAACAGGCTGTTGCCAACCGCGTAGGCGCTCCTCAGCTTGAACAGGCCACTATGGCCGCTCAGAGGGCCGCTGGATACTCTCCCGCAGAGCGTGATGCTGCAACCAAGGCCCAGATCGCCTCATCTCGCGCATTCGGTAACGAGCGCCGTGGCGTATACGAAGCCCAGTTAGCTGGTGAGCAGGATTTGAACACCGCCCAGACTTTGGCGAACCTCTATCAGCAGGGTTATGGTCAGGCCGCTGGCTTCGCACAGAACCTCCCAACGCAGCAGTTGGCTGGCGCATCTCAGTTGGCTGGCTTCGGCGCACAGGCGCTGTCTCAGGAACAGGCTCGTCAGCAGATGTTGGCTCAGGCTGGTCAGGCACAGCGTCAGA